TCCCTTGCTACCTGCCAAATATGCAGGGTAACCGATACCGATTGCATAGAAGAAGTCAATAGTATATTCCCAGTTTTTGTTTTCGTAGACCTGCTCTGGAGCATCCAAAGATGGTCTCTCGGCAAACAAGCACTGTAGAGTTTCCTTTAACCCTTCTGAATCAGCTAAAAACCAATAAGCGTCAGCGTCTGTTCCATCGCTTGCGGCTGCAAGTCTGTCCCAGACAATAATTTTAATCTTCCCGTATAACGGGTTTTTATCATTATTTGCGCTTCCTGGTAGATATTGAGAATTACAAATTCTCTCGGCAAGGTCTTCCAATTCAGGTCCGACAATCAAAACGTTGTAATTGATTGATCGAACTAAATTGTTTGGGTCCTTGTGTTTCCTGCCCTGCGCTCTCATGTAGACAATTGCTTGTCTTGAAAGTTCAGGATTGGTGTTTGTACCATCAGAGATAATGTTAGAGAACGTTCTTGCACTAACAGGATTAGTATGTGCAGCATGGAACATTGCTAATCCATCCGGTCCTAAGGCTGATACAGTGTCTCCGTAAACGTCTTTATAAGAGGTTGACCAACCTTTAATTAACCTGTCGGCTAATGATTGATCGACTTTATCAAATGCGTCCTCAGAGATGGATCGTGTGATCCCATCGATTTGATTGTGCAAATCGAATTTTCTCATTTCCTTAGTAACGTCAACTTGTCCACCGAAGTATTCCTGAGTCCAAGTAACTGAGTCACCTTCCTTAGCGTTGATCTTTGGTAGGTCTTGGCCAGGGGTAACACGCTTGATCCCAGAAACACCATGCAAGATTAAGTGATCATATGATCTTCGATCTGTGTCGAAAACATTGAACACGCTAAATCCAGCATTGGTAGCAACTTTTCGTCTCGCGACCTCATTAAAGATGCTTTGTAGGTCATCTGTTAATGCAGGAAAGTCTGTTACTGTAATAGGCATACTAAGCTATGTTATGCACGAAATAACCTCTAACTTTCTTGTCAGCAGCAGCGCCGACAACTTCTGTAACGTAGAAGACATCTGTCGTTGAAGCAGCGTCGTTAAGTGTATCGTGATCTGTAAGATCAAGATATGTCCCTCGAAGAGTTACCGCGGTGTTATTCGCAGTATCACATTCGAATTCAATACCATCGACATACATAACAAGTAAATCTTCATGAGCAGCACCTCCAGTCACTACATCTTCTAAAGAGATTAATCTGATCTCTGTCGATCCAGATGTTGCTCTTTGAAGATAACCGCTTGCCCAATCCAAAGCATCAAACTTTGCGATTGTTGAGCCAGAAACTGTTGCGCTTTTAATCTTGACAATTTTACCTGAATCGTATCTTAAAGGTGTAAACATAATTCGTGCTTAATTTTTGTTAATCTTGAGATTGGCCGACTATTTCTTATCCTCCTTCTTTTCTGAGTCAGGATACCAATCTTGCACAGGGGTTCTTTTTGTAAGAACGCTTTTTTTCTCCTGAGGTTTACCCCCTTCGCCTGATCCGCCGGGTTTGCCTTTATCTTTGCCTAACTCCGCTGTGGCACCCTTATCTTCACCGTTGCCGGCTTTTTTAGAGTGTTTTTCCCATAGCGTCTTAGCGTCATCAATATCGGCTAATATCGACTTTACGGAATCCTTACCACGTTTGGGCGAATAGTATTTAACTATATCGTTCCAATTATCGTTGATAGTGGAATCCTCACAAGCTTTTTCGATGGCTTCCTTCTCCATGTTCTTGTGGAACTCTGTTTTAGTCAGCACATCGCCAGCAGGTTTTTCTACCTGAGTATTTTTCTTACCTTTGAGTTTATCCTTAACGGATAATAAACCCTGTTTGTAATTATTCTTATCACGTAGAATTTTTTCGACCTGCTTTTTAGGGAGCACTACAGTCTCTTCATCGTCATCGTTATTCAAATCTGGGTCATTGTCACCATCATCCTTTCCGATGATGTTGTCAATTTCCGATTCGAGTTCCGAAGTCTGATTCGAGTCTGGGGTTTCTTTGTTACCCGGTTGGCCATCTCCGGCTGGTGAACCACCTCCAGTGTCTAAGCCTAATTTCTTTTCTTCAGTCATAATTTCAAATCCCTTTATATTTAACTTGGTGGGATCAATCCCAAGATGTTAGAAGAAAGTCCGCCTATGAAAGGCTGGGTGAGTA